TGATTTATTTATAGTTCATATTTAGATAATATTTGTAGATAAATAGCGAGATTGCTGTTAACTTTAATAGTTATAATATATGTATTGCTACGGTATTAAATAAGGGTGTTTAGTTTGCAATTAGTATACGTAACGTAGGAATAAAGACATATGTCTACCATGGACGCATGGCAAAAAATGTTAAACTGAGAAACTGTATAAAAGTGAATAAATTCTGTTAAATCGTTCAATAAATAAAAAATGGTTGTGAACTAGTAGTTATCAATAAATGATAGTTATATTTTGAGTAATAGTAAGTATTCAAAATATACAATCAAAAAACAAGAAAGGAGGTTATCTTTTTATGGCACTAAATTATATTTTACCAGTAGATAATGGAACACCAATTTCATCAAGTTATGGTCCTCGTTGGGGAACTATGCATAATGGTATTGATTTTGCTGGCAGTACAGGTGCCCCTATATATGCTTCGAAATCAGGAGATGTCGTCGGTTCTATGCCAACTAGTCAATCTGGAGGTTTTGGAGAATATATCATTATTAAACATAATGATGGACACTTTACTGGATATGCTCATATGTCCTAACGTATGAAATATAATGGTGACAAAGTAACACAAGGACAACAGATTGGAACAATTGGCAGTACAGGAGATAGCACAGGCCCACATTTACATTTCAATATTCAAACTGGAATATGGGGACCATATAAAGATCCAGCTCCATTTTTGAGTGGAGCAACGAATCCGCCAGTTGGTGAGGAAGAGACAAATAGAACGAAAGGAGAGGTTACTATGCAATGTATTTATTGGAAACCATCAGCAACAAATCCAAACCCAAGTAATGCTTATTATTTTAATGGAGTAGACACTGTCTACATCCCTAGTTTGGATACAATTTCAATTTTAAAAACTATTTATAAAGATAATAATGGTAAAGATATGCCAGAATATAAGTGGGGGAACAATGCACCTTGGCATGTACGCTTAGAAGCAGTCGCGCCAAATAGAAAATAATAAAAAAATGGGATAAGGCTCTCATTTTAAAGTAGAAATATGCCTAATTAATTGAAGGAACAGTATGAAATCCATTTTTATAAGTGTCGGTTTCATGCTGTTTTACTAGTTTCTTTTATATGTTTTATTCTTTAAGTAATTAAGTTTGTTTAATTGCATTTCATTTAATTCCATGCATAGTTGTTTAGAAAGAAGCTTATTATAGGAATACATTTATAGTTTTAAAAATAAATGTTGAACATAACTTTAACATAGTATGTAAGAGAAATTGTGAACAAGAGCATTTAAGAAGTGGAAATGTACTTGAAAAATAATAAATTTTTATTTTAGTTTACTTGAAATTTCTTCTTGTCTTTTCTATAAAATTCAGCTAAACTATAGTAGTTGAGCTTTTTCAGAAGTCTCCTTAGTGTAATGGATATCACGTAAGATTCCGGTTCTTGAGATGGGGGTTCGATTCCCTCAGGAGACATAATTATAAGATATTAGGATAGACTTTCATTACCCTTTTGTCATAAACTCATATATAACAAAGGATTAGACTAGTATTAGACTTTCTAATTTTCGTGGTTTTCTAGTGTTTTTAAAAGTTTCGTGGTTTTTTTCGTGGTTGAAAATTGCCACGAAACTCAAGTGTATCAACAGTTTAACTGAATAGTAATTTTTAGTCATGTGGTGTTTTTGCATCACATGATTTTTTTTGTATCAAAATCATGCATCTTATCTTTGTTCTTCAATCTAATGTCATTGTTTACTCGATTGTAATACTTAAGTGTAGTAGTTGGATCAGCATGCCCAATTTGTTGACTTACATAGACTAAATCTAAATCAGCAAGTACCATTGCATCAACTCTTGAATGTCGGAATGCATGTGAGGTGATTCTATCATCAAAAGCTATTTTAGATTTCTTTTTCAGATATTTATTTACAGCAGCATTTGAAATAGGTTTTCCAAGAGAATTGCAAAATAAATAGTTATCGGGATTTTTCATTTCACCAGATAAAATCCATTTGTTTTGGATAGCTTTGAAAGACTTTAAGAGCTGTAAAAGCTCAACGGTCACATCTATATCACGAATACCAGCAACAGTCTTAGAATCAACTATAGTGATGATTTCATCGTTATAGTTTACATCGTTCCACTTAAGATGGCTAATTTCACTATAACGTGCTCCAGTCATTGATTGAATCAAAGTAAAGTATTTACTTACAGTATCTTTTGATATCATAATAACGTCTCTAAGAGCTTTTAAGTCTTTTATGTCTAAACGTTCAAGTTTGTCATGATTCGGTTCTACACCAACAATTGTGGCTTTTCTACTAGGGTTCTTTACTATATAGTCCATATCAATCGCATCTGCAAATGCTGAAGCTATTACAGTGTGACGATTTCGAACAGTCTCTTTTGCTAAACCAACATCATTTCCCATCCAATTAATCCAATTTTGGTATTTTATTCTATTTATATCTTTTAAAAGGACTTTATCACCAAAGAATTCATCAATACGTTCAATTCCATATTTAATTTTTAATTGCTGATTTTTCCCGACAATTCCAATTTTAAACGTATTGTTCCACATAGTTAAAAAATTCATAAATGTGATTTTTTGAGGATTAACACCAGATAAAATACTATTTAAAAATTTTGTTTCAGCTTGAACACATTCACTTTTTTTAGATCGTGTAAATCGCTTTTCAGCCCATTCATCTGTGAAAGGGTCTTTATATCTAATTCGAATAAGCCACTTGCCATTCGCTAACTTTTTAGGTTCTGCCATTTGTTATTCCTCCAGGTCTTCCGGGACAAGAGACGTTTAATGCATTGACCTAAATTTTTTATCACATCCTTTCTTATGTATGGTAAAATAAGGTATAAAAAATAAGCCTTATTACAAGGTAGATTTTTGAGTTAAGCACTGTAGTTCTTGGTCGGATGAACAGTGCTTATTTTTTTATATTATTTATCAACTATTTCTGTAGGTATGTCAATAGTATTATTTGGGTTGTATGTGGTGCTATAGTGTATTAGTTTATATGTGCCAGTTAAATCATCTTTTGTAGATGTAGCTGTTACATTATATTCATAAATTTTACCACTATATGTGAATTTGCCCCAAGCAGTATAAACGTTTTGATATATTTCTCCAGTTTCAATGTTTTTTAAATCAGGATAGTCAGAATAAATCTTATCTTTAGATCCTAATTTAAGTTTAAAACCATCCAAATTGTCGTTGGTTTCAATTGCTTTCTGAACTACAGCCATCATCCATCCACTATAATCATCATTCTTTTTTGTTTCACTTGCCATATCATCATTTTCTTTTGTCTCTTCTTTTGGAGTATCCTTTCCAAATATTAAAGTTATTGCGAATAATGCAATAGTGAGTATAACGATTATACCCAAACAACCCATCAACTTATTACTCTTTTGTTTCTTATTTCCACTTCTTTGTTCCAAATCAATCACTCCTTATCATTAGCCATCTCTTCGCGCATTAGTTTGACAATTTCTCTTTCATATTCGTCACTTGTTATTTCACCACGATCCTTTTTTGCAGCCAGTTCTGTATATCTAGCAGCATATTCGTTTTGAGCCTCTTTTTGAACAGGAGCTTCTGGAGTTACAGGTGAAACTGCTGGTGTTTCTTGAACAGGAACCTCACTTGTAGCATTAGTTTGATTATTTTCTTGTTGTGTTTCTGGAGCAGTTTCGGTGCTACTTGATGATTCTGTAGTATTTTTTAAAGAATTAATTTCATCCTCTAGTTTTTTTATTTTATCCTCATTTTCTGTTTGTTTTTCTTTTAGTGAATTAATTTCTTTTTCTTTACTATTAATTTTTTCGTTTAATACTTTGCTTTTTTTACCAAAATTAGTCGCCATAGTTTCTTTGTCTTTCGCAAAGCTTGAGTGTTGTACATATAAAGTAGCTCCAATACTAATAATAACAATTACCACTAACCCAATTAACCAACCTATTTTAATTCTCATTTGTGTCTCCTTTGTTAGAAAAATATATTTTCAAACTATCTGCAATACCAAATACAAACCGACATCCCTTGTGGTCAAATATTAAACCATGCGCTTCTTTATAGTAATTAATAGATTCCCATAAATATTGAGGAGTAATTTCAAGAAATTCAGCTATTTCCCAATACTCTGTTAATCCAAGTTTATAGCAAGCAACCAGTTCATCAAGGGAAACCAAATATTGATATCCATATTGTCGTGCTCGTTTTTCTTGCTGTTGCTTTTCAATTGTATCTAATACTGATAGATCGCCGACACTAGTTTCATAGTGACCTATTTCCTCACTAATGTCACAAACATTCTCCTCATAGGATTTGTTTGCATTTACATATACATCCGAATCATAAATTAATGCACCATGCATGACATTCATCTTATTAGTAAAAATAAAATTTAACTCTGAATATTCATCTATCATTTTCTCCAATCTATTCATCCGACACCTACTTTGATTTACTTTTAACATATTCAATAAAATTTAATATTTCTTCCATATCTTCTTTAGATACATTTTCATCAATATGAGAAGCAATCAATTTTTGGTTTTCATTTATTCCATGTTCAATTGGATTATATTTATTTAAGATATCTGTTTTGTTAACTTTATAATGTTGGGCTAATTTTTCAATTGCTCCAGCACGTGGCATTGTTTTTCCATTTTCCCAGTCTGAAATGGTGGATTGAGAAACGCCCAAACTTTCTGCAAGTTCAACAGCAGTTTCATTTTTTAATTTTCTAAGCCTCTTTATATTGTCTGCAATTATTATCTTGATATCATCACTCATAGTTGTTAGCTCCTTAAATTAAATTCTAAATTAATTATATCACTTTAAGCCTATAAATAAAAGCTTTTTGATGGTTTTTGTTCGGTTAAATCGATTTTATTTTTGCTTTTTTATATATTTTACTTGCAATATCGATTTAATCGATATATACTTGTGTCAACAAGGAGGTGAACAACATATGCCAGTTGAACAAATGATGACTCTAAGAGCTTTACGTGTAAGAATGGGTTGGACTCAAACAGATGTAGCAATGAAGCTAGATTTGAACAAAGAAACAATTAGTAAATGGGAAAAAAATTCTGATGATATGCCTTTAAAATATATTGATGTTTTTGCAGATTTATATAAATATCCAAAAAACGGAATTTTTTTTGGTAACAGTATCGATTTAACTGATATTTTATTAAAAGACAAATAAACCTATCCGGGACAAGAGAGGTGTCGCACATGGCACTAGATGAATTAGTAAACGAATTAATTGAAATAAAAGTGAATGAGAAAATGCATCAATTAAAATCTGAAATGGATTTGTTCAAACCTTTTTTTAAAATAAATACTTTATCGGATGAAATTGAGAAAACTCCAAAGTGGATTCGTGAAAATTTATGTACAGATGAATTAATGAAAAAAAAGCTAGTAAAAAAAATAGGTGGAGAATGGCATTTTAGAAATCCAGAAATATTCAAATACCTACATGACGAATGGTGGTTAAAAAAATGACAATGAGTGATCAAGTGAATAAAAAAGAGCAGCTAGAAAAATCCTATCAAGAAGCCAATAAATGGTGGAACAGCATTAAACATACGTTGTATATCCAGCAACAAAAAAATCGTAGAAGTATCTAAAAAATGAAATCGGAGGGAACCGGATGAACTTTTACCAATTTATTTTACTTGTAATGGTAGCAACAGTCATCTTTATAATCCGTGCGATCTCGGTTATCCATTGTAATCGTCCTATTGTTAAATCGTATGACAGCTATCTGCAATTACGAGAAGGGCTAAGCTATATGAGGAATCGTGGGTACAAGGCTGTTGAAATCCGAGTCACAGAAGTTGTGTATCAATGGGATGGAAAGGAGCGGTAATTTTGGCTAGAAATTGGACAACTAAAGAAATTCAGTATATCAAACGCAGCGCTTTAATGGATGAAACGAATAAAGTTGTAAATATTTCTCAAATGGCTTCACATTTAGAACGATCATATAAATCTATCGAAAAGAAAATAAGTATTTTAAGACGTACTGATGATTTGCCGAAGGTAGATAATTCACTTCAAATTGATAGTAAAGGTAGATCCTATACTGATGAAGAGACAAACGGAATTATTAGAATGCACAAACAAGGATGTCCGATTAAATCTATCGCAGAACGGTTTGATAGAAGTGAATCTGCAATTCAATGCCGTATTTCAAAATTAAGAATGCAAGGTCGTATTAAAGGAAAAAGACAAATACCTTGGCTAGAAGCTGATGTGAATTGGTTACTAAAAAATATTGAATTTGACGAGAATGGCTTTACTTCAAATTTAGATTATTTGGCTAAAAGCCTAAAGAGACAATATTCCTCAATCAGTCAAAAAATAGGCAAGCTAAGAAAAAGTGGAGATATACAAGTTCTTGCTGACAAATCAAAAACGAGTATTAAATCAAAAAAGGCTCATCAAGATTTTAACGATAAACGTTTTGCTCACTTAGGAAGGAGTGATGGAAAAATGGTTAACAATGTTGAAAATCAGAAAATGGTCCAATCTTCAAAAGTCGTCCAGGTCATTCTTACTATAGTCAAAGATTCTTCTGGAAAAGAACTGCATCAATACTTTAGTTTTGAAGGAGATTTGTTGGCGGAACGAGGGATTAAAAATGAATTACTATAAGAAATTTAAGCAGAATAACAAAAAAAAAGACCAACTAAAGGTTGCACCCAATAGTTAGTCGGTAAGTCAAAAATATTTATCAAAAGTATATCACAGAATAGGAGAAATGAAAAATGGCTAAATATAAAACTATCATGAATGAATTGCAAAAAGAACAACGTGAGGACAATCGTGAGCTTACTCGTTTAAGAAAATTAGAGGGCGACCAATCAAATAAAATACGAGTGTTGAAATTTAAAAAACGTTATCCCGGAAATTACCGCCGTCAACTAGCTGGTAAATAAATGGCTGGACCCGAAAAATTAGTTGAACAAAAAATATTCAGATATTTAAAATCAGTTGGGGCTTTTGCTTGGAAGGTTCATGGCAGCGGAATGCAACCAGCTGGGTTACCAGATATATGTTGCTGTATTAATGGCTGGTATGTCGCAATTGAAGTGAAACGACCTAAAGGCGGCCGTGTATCTGAACTACAAAAAAGTAAGATGAAACAAATCAATGATGCTGGAGGGATTGCTTTTGTCGCAAGAAGTGTGGAAGATGTTTCCTCAATGCTCCAATCGAAAAATGTTATATGACTTTCAAAAAGAAATCTTAGATGAAATAGATCCATCTTATTTACTAGCAATGGATACTGGTACTGGTAAGACTTTAACGGCAATTCATCATTATGCCAAATGGTCCAAAGGTGAACCGTTATTGATTGTAGCGCCACCTCAAAAAATTAATGAAGGTGGATGGGAAAGAGACATTCAGATGTTTTGCGATTACTATAATGTTTCTATTGAATTTGAAACATTGAGCTATGGAAAATTATTTAATGGTCGAACTAAGAATGGAAAAAGAGAAATAAATACGTCACTCAATCAATACGTTGGTTGGCACATCATTTTTGATGAAGCTCATTATATTAAGAATCCAACTAGTGAACGAGGTAAGGCAGCATTAAAACTGATGAACAAGGCAACTAACTTTTGCTTATTAACTGCTACACCAGCAAGTAACGGTTGGGAAGACACCTACACTTATATGATAGCTTTTGGCTATTTTAAAAATAAGAAAGAAATGGTTACAGACTTTGCTGAATGGGGAACCATGTATCTTGGGACCAGACACATTCCAAAAATTAATGGATGGAAAAACCAACACATCTTAGAAGCTTATTACGATTCATATGCCATTTCAATTAATAAAAATGATGCATTAGATTTACCACCGCTAATCATCAAAGATGTTCCTTTTAAAAAATCAACAGAGTATGGAAAAATTCTAAAGGATCGTGTATTCAACGAAATTGATTACGATACAGCTCCTAAGCTTGCACACGGCTTAAGGCAGTATGCGAATCAAAAAGGAAAACTTGAGTATGTACAGATGCTTTGTGAAGGAACCCAGAATAATATCGTAATTTTTTATTACTATCAAATAGAACTTGAAGCATTAAAAAAAGGAATTAAAAACAAAAAAATATTTGAAGTAAATGGTCAAACTAGTAAGTTGCCAAAAAAAGAAACATGGTCGGTCCTTAAGAATACGGTCACGCTCATTCAATATATGGCTGGTAGTGCTGGGATTGAATTACAGTATGCGAACGAGGTTGTGTTTTACACACCAACTTATTCTTATCAAGATTTTAGTCAAGCAATGGGCCGAGCTTATCGTAATGGCCAAAAAAGAAAAGTAACAATGTATCGCTTTATTACTCAAAATACAATTGAACAGGCTATCTATGAAGCCTTAGAAAACAAAGAAGATTTTTCAGAAATGTTGTATATGAAAACAAAATTATTAGGAGAGAAGTTGAAATAATGGGATTAAAAAATGTCATGCCAGATTTTCTTCATCCAGCAAAAAAATACATGGATGAAAATGGTATCACCTTTGAGTATTACGAAGAACGTGATGGTGAAGGGTTTAAAATATTTGCAAATAAAAACCGGAGTAAAGTAATTCTCAAACAAAATAAAAATGGTTACGTTGAAATATGGAAAGACTTTAAATGGATTGGAGTAGAATAAATGACTAACTTATTTGGTTTAGAAACAACTGATACAAACGTAACTGAAAACAGAAACGTATTTGTTGGTGGGTCTGATATTCCAGCCATCTTAGGAATCAGCAAATATAAAACTCAATTTGAACTAGCAAAAGAAAAGGCTGGTATCAGTACGGCAGAATTTCAATCGAATCCATATATTCAATATGGGAATAAAATGGAGCCGGCTATACGTGAATACATTAATACCATGAATAGTTTGAACTTCCAACCAGAAACTTTTATTGATAAGAATAACGGTATTCGTTCAAACGTGGATGGGTTCGATAAAGAAACTGGTTTATTGCTTGAAATTAAAACGCATGGCGCAACACCAACTATTAAAGTATATGAAGCTCAAATGCAATTGTATATGGCTCAAATGGGAATCGATGTAGGTTGGTTGGCATTGTATAAACGACCGGGAGATTTTGATTTAGAGTTTGATCGTGAGAATTTAGAAATTAAAGAAGTCGAGCGAGATAATGATTATATTCAAAAGATTGTGGATGCCATCGAAAGTTTTTGGATTCGAGTATATGCATTAAAAGACAATCCTGAAATGACCGAGGTTGAATTTTCGAGTTATGGAAATGATTTGGAAAAGATGGCTAAGCGAGTTGAAGTTTTTGAAATGGAAATTCTCAATTTTAAGGAACAGGCTAAGTTGGTTGAAGCTCGTCAAAAGGAATTGAAAGAAGAGCTTTATTCCAAAATGGAAGAAAATGACATCAAGAAGTTTGAAACTGAATTATTAACAATCACTCGTGTTTTGCCTACCACTTCAAAAACTATTGATAGTGCAAAACTAAAAAAAGAAAATCCAGACCTATTTGAAACTTACTCAAAAGTATCAAATAAAAAAGGATATGTAAAAATTACAGCTAAAAAAAATAAGGAGGAAACAAACAAATGATTAAACCATTAAAAACAACTACTCAATTTTACGCATCAACCAGGAAAGAAGCCGAAGAGGATATGAAGAAAATTCATAAAGATACGACTGGAACAATTAACCGTGTGACCTATGACGAGAAGGCTCATAAAGAATTTGGTGTTTATTGTGTAGTAACTTATGTTGAAGAGTTTGCAGCTGTTAAAGATGTTGTTGAAGGAGGAATTTATTAATGAGTATTTTACCACCAAATAAACCACAAACACCAAAAGATACACCTAGAAACTTTTTCATCTGGGGACCAACTATGGGTGGCAAGTCTTTCCTAGCTTCTCAATTTCCAAACGCATTAGTTTTTAATACAGATGGTAATGCTGAAGCAAATACAATCCCGAGCGTACAATTACGAAATCTCAAGGATAAAAATGGACGGATTACTCGAAGTGTCATTGAACAACTTGATAAGCTCTTAACGGCATTACAGACTGAAAAACACAGCTATGAAACAGTTATCCTTGACGTTATTGATGACATAATTGTCATGATTGAACAATATATTTGTGATAAAGAAGGTGTTGAAACATTAGGTGATATTGGCTATGGAAAAGGATATGCAGCCTTTACAAATATTTTTCAACAATTGGTAATTGAACTAAAAGCCTTGCCTATGAATGTGATCTATATTTCTCGTAATGCATCAAAAATGGAAGGACAAACAGAAATTGAAATTCCATCACTAAAAGAAAAACATCAAAACATGGTAAATGGAAATTGTGATTTATCTATCCAATGTAAGAAAGTTGGTAAAAATTATATTCGTGTTGTGAAAGCAAGACGTAAAGATTATGAACGTGCGCAAGTGGATGATAAAAAAATCCTTAAAATTCTTGATACGATTACTGGAGTTTTTGGCAAGTCAGTAAAAACAACTAAGAAACAGCAAGACGAGATTGTCAAAGAACTTGAAAAACGAGAAGATGTTTTGGCCGTTGCGAATGAGGAAAAAGTTGAAACTGATGAAGTTCCTAAAGATGCGAATGAGTCAGCAGCAAGTGATCCAGTAGCGAATGAATCTAAACCAGAAAAGACCAAAGCTCCAATTAATAAAGTTGAATCAAACAAGCCAGCTGTTACAGGTACGGCATCAAAACGGATTAAACCAAAAATCTAAGTGAGGTGTAGAAGTTGGAATTAAAAGATAAGAAATTATTGCTCGTCTTACAAATGAAAAAAGCTGTAGAAATGCTTGAAGGTAAGGAGTTAAACACCGCTAGCTTTGACCAGTTAATGTTGGCCATCCGTAAGGATAGTATCAAGCTAAAGAAAGAATTTAAAATGATTCGTGCTAGTGGAATTGTTCCGAAAAAATCTTTCATTCAAACACCTATGAAGGAAAAGAAACCTAGTGAACCATCAAAAGAAAAAGCACCAAGAAGAATTAAACCACAAATATAAAAAAACTTAATTATGAATAGGAGATTTTAATAATGGGATTAGCAGATAAAGCACAAGAAATTTTACAAGGGTTTGACCCGAAAAAGGATAGTCCAAATAATTCAAATCAAAACTTGCCAGATGGCGAATATGACATGGTTTTAAATAGCGTGACCCATAAAGTATCAGAACGTACAGGGACTGAATGGGTAAGCTTAGAATGTGAAGTTATTGCTGGAGAACTTTCTGGTCGTAAAGAATTTGTTGGAATGTTCTTTGGAACAGGTAGCGAATTTGTTACAAACAAAGCTATTAAATCAATTGCACAAGCAGCATCTGTGTTTGAAATTGAATTAACAAATGAGGATTGGGAAGATGAACATACTTTAGTTGAAGGATTGCAACCAGCAATTGGCAGTCAGTTCTTGCTTAAGGTAGTTTCAACACCAAATAAAAAAGAACCAACTAATCCTTATCGCAACTTTGATTTTATCGGTTACGAAGATGACGGTGAAGATTCAGAAGTTGATGGAGAAAGTCCCTAACTCAAATGTAGATCCATTTGTTAAGAGTGGCCAACCGATTGATATTTCAGATGAAGATTTACCATTTTAAAAATGAGGTGGCTTAATGTTCACATTCTATTGGTTTTTTAAAAGAAACGAACAATTTATGTTTGTCTTTAAAACAGGAGACAAAATCGAAAAAGCTACAGATAAAGAGGGCCTATTGAAGGCTCTCAAATCTGTAGGGATATTGATTAGTTTTGACAACTATTCAAACTTTGATAGGGAACTTGCTTTGATATTATCTGATGGTAAAAACAAATATCTAAAAAAGTATCTATCAATTGATTTAGCACAAGAAATAAGGAAAGCTTCAATAGAAGAAATTGGCTACAATACGAAGCTTTTAAAAGCTTCTGAAAATGTGTTTGATTTATGTATGAACAGAATAAAAATATGCGAGCACATTTTTAAAGAGCGTGAAACATATTTTGAAACGAAGTTCGATATTGTTTCTGAATTTAAATTAAATGCACAATCAATAAAAAAGACAATTGCTGGGCTAGCTTCCGAAATAGTTAAAGCAGTAAAACAACCGAATAGACCAGATGTTTTAATTTATTCTTATGATAAAAACATACCGATAGGTGAATTGCCAAAAGATTTGGTCAGATTTTATGAAGGGATTAAAGCTAAATATCTAAATGGATTTGATGAAACATTAAAAAAGCAACAATTCAAAATGACACTGAATGGCTTGACTCATACTTTTGGTTTAGGTGGTGTTCATAGCGCTAAAGAAAAATATAAAGCAGATGGCCATTTTCTTCATATTGATGCAAAAGCCTTTTATACCAGTTTGATTATCAACAACAACTGGATCAGTAACGGCATTAAAAATAAAGAGAACTATCTAAATTTGTATGACAAGAAAGCACAGTATGAACTAGAAGAAAATCCCAAAGCGCTTATCTATAAAGAAGTGATTAACGTAATATTTGGTTCAACAAAAAATCCTTATTCAGATTTATACGACCCAAATAAATTCTACAATGTGACTGTAAACGGTCAATTGATTATGGCTCACTTGATATTAATACTGGAGAACTTTATTGAAGAATTGATTCAAACCAACACCGATGGGATTGTGGTTCGATACAATCCAGAATTTTATGATTTACTACTTGAAATTGTCGGACTATGGGGAACGCATTACAATGTTGAGGTTGCTATCACAAAGATAAATAAAATCCATCAAAGAGACGTTAACAATTATATTTTCTGGAAGGAAAATGGCCAAACAATTCGAAAAGGAATTTACAAAGAGCCTAACTATTTAAATGGATCTATGCCGATAATTAACGAAACACTATTTGCTAACGCTGCAACTGGCATAAAGCCACAGGATTATATAATCGAACAGTTTAAAATGGATGATTTGAGTAAATTTTATTTCATTGGCAAGAAAGAAAAGGACCAAGAGAAAGTTGTTCAAAAGCTTGCTGGTTTCGCAGATTATAAAACTTTAACTGATACCGTTTGTGGAGTAGCTACAAATAAAAAAAAGAACGGTGGATTGTTTCAAGTAAAAAAAGGACTGTACTCAAAATTGAGAAACAGCCCAGAAAATTTTATGAATTATCTTGAAGCGAATAAAAAACAAATTGATTTAAATTGGTATGTGGATCTCGTTGAGAAAAATATATTTTAAGAAAAGAGGATATCGATGGAACCCAGAAACGATGTAAAACAATCAAGTGATAAATTAATTAGAACAACAAATGGCTGCTTAATTGCTTTATTAGGATTGGTAATAACGATTAGTTTAAGCACCTTCACTGTAATGTATATGTTTAACAATTTAATTGTCCCAACATTTGATTTAGAAAAAATTAATTTTGTGCAGGCATTTGGAATTGATTTATTCATTAGTCATTTAACGTACTCAAAAAATAAAAATAAAACTGAAGATGGTGATGAACTGAAATTAGTTATACAAGCTATTTTAGTAACCACCATGTTTCTTGGTATGGCATGGATAGCAGTTCAATTTATGTAACAGAAAGAAAATACAATTGTATGAGGAGAAATCAAGTAATGAAAAATCAAGTATATGTAATAAAAATCGGAGAAATGTTTTTTAAGGATTTTGGTGAAGATGGGAATGAACCAACTTTTATTCTTCCTAATTCGCCAGGTTATGAAATGGCTGTAAGGAAATATAACAAAGATGCTTTAGACGATGCAATTGATGTAGCGAATATAATTAGTGGGAAAATAGAGATTATGGATGATGATGGTTGTTACCAGACAGAACAACCTCAGACGATGACACTAGTAGAATTTATAGAAAAGAGAAGCTTTCATAAGCGAATGACACAAGATGACATTGGAAATATTATTGGAAATAGAAAATATTCCAATGAGCAGAAGTTAGAAAGAATAAAAAAATATTTAGAAATCGAGGAGGAAAATAATCATGAATAAACACATTAAACTAGGATTAATCGTAACATCATCAACAGCGGTAGCATTGTTCTTAATTATTAGTATCATCAATTTACTAGGAGGATATACGTTTTTCTTACTCTATGCAGTCATTTTGTTTGCAGTAGTTGCTTTAATCAGTTACTACATTGACAAATCGGTTGATGAAGAATTACAGCAAATTATAGAGGAATATTCTTACGCAGATGAGGGCGAAACAGATCCAGAAGCTAAATAGTATCGTTTTAATAAAAGTCATATAAGGCAAGGCGGTGAGAATTGAATGTGTTAAATTTTATAAAATTGCATCCGGGTAAAAAAGCACCAAATCAAAAAAGTTTAGATGATTATTATACTGATGTTTCAAAATTAGATGATGCAGCAGTGCTATTAAATAATGAAACAGTTGTGGTTGATTTTGATGAATTTCCCGAAATTGGCCGTGAGATAGCCAACCAATATCCGACATTCACAGTTGAAACAGAAAAAGGCATTCATCTTTATTATAAGAAGCCACAACAAATTAATGGCCATCCTGTTATAATCAAAAACTGGTCTGGAAAGAAAACAGCTCATATCACCAATGTTGGTTGTATGGTTGATTACAAAACAGGCAACAAAGCCACTGTCACGATTAAAAGAAACGGTGTCATGAGAAAGATAAATGGCACCTTTGAAATGTGGAATGATTTGCCTTTACTACCAGTTGAGTTATTTCCTCATAAGCTAAAAACAGTCTTGTCAGATTTAGGCGAAGGCGGAAGAAACACAGCATTGTTCACTCACTTGCTAGCAGTTCGGGAAATGTATGAAGTGGATGCTGATACATTAACCCGAATTGCGACATTTGTTAATGATTTCGTTTTTAAAGAATCATTAAAAAGTTCTGAAATCAGTGCGTTAATTAATTCGGTCCTTGATAAAGAAGTCCGTGAAAAATTATTCTTGAACCCAAAAGATATGATTATGACCAGCGAAGCATTAGCTGAAGAACTAGAAATTAAAATTTTCAATGGATCTATTTTCCATAAAGAAAGTAACTACTGGATCAATGATAAAAACAAGCTGTTAAGAGCAATTGATAAAAGGATTAAGTTATTACCAGCAAAGCATAAGAATCTAATTGATTTGCTCCCGATTAAGGGAGAACTAGTGGAGAAAACAGAATTTCCAATCCAATTTAGAAATAATTTTATGTTGGATGGCCACGAAATTATTCCAATGTCATCTAAAGAATTTACACCATTTATGTTAGATGTTGATTATAACCCAGATGTTTATGATAAGACGGTTGATGACTTTTTAAACTTTCTAGTAAGTGATAAGAAAGATTTACGATTAATTGTTGAGGAATTACTAGGACACATTTTAATGACTAAAGGATTTCCACATAAAGTTTTCTTCTTGATTGGTCAAACAGCTGCTAATGGTAAATCAACATTCTTAGAAATGATTAATAGTTTTGTTGGTGACTTGGGATTAAATCTAGCTTTAGAACAATTCAATGACCAAACTTCTGTAATGGAAATGGAAGGTAAGTTGGTAAACGTTGGGGATGATATTGATTCTGGTTACATGGAGAAATCAATGAATTTTAAAACATTAGCATCCGGCAACACAATCATGGTTCGCCCGATTTACTCCAAACCATACAAACTAAAGAATAAAGCAACTTTAATCTTTACAGCTAATGAAATGCCTACTTTTAAAGATAAAACTGGAGGTATTGCAAGGCGTATAGTTGTAATACCTTGCGAGAATAAAGTTAAGAAGAGTGATCCAAAGATTGATGAAAAACTAGCATCTGATAATGCCAAGTCCTATATCTTAAATGTGGCACTTAAAGCAATGGAGCGAATAGCCAACAACGGTGGTCAGCTATCCAATTCAGAAACCGTCAATCAATTTACCGAAGAATACTTTGTTGAATCAGATTCTATCATAGGATTCATAATTGGAGAAGGTGTGAACGAGGATATGACAACTAAAGCAACGTATGAAGAATATATGAAGTATTGTGATGCACTTGGTTCAAAACCGTTCTCCCATGCCAAATTCACACAGCGGTTGAAATCGAAAGGGTATGAGATAAAAGAAAGAAGAATGATGGGCCAAAAATATAAAATATACAAATATATTGAAAAAACAGAGTGAAATAGTAAAAAAAGTCCCTACTTATTGAAAAAGTCCCTACTTAGTCCCTACTTTTTAAACGAAAGTGGGGACTGGATGAGACTTAGAGCCACAAGGGTTTGTGCTATGTAGTCCCTACTGTCCCTACTTTTTTTTATTACTTAAAAAGAAATAGGGATAATAGTATATATATAATATATAATAATAGCAAAAAAAAGTAGGGACTGGCTCGAAAAGTAGGGACTCCTTACAGCCACAAGGGATTGACCAGTCCCTACTTTTAAAAATAAGTGGGGACTAAGTAGGGACTCCCGTAATAAGTAGGGACTGTTAAAATAAATCATGAAAGAATGTGATAGTTAGATGTGGCAATTAATAGTAGGTTTTTTAATTGGATTGTGCTGCAAATTGTCTGTGAATATTGATCGTGGAGATAAGGAATACAAGAAAGGTTTCGACGATGCTATAAAATCCATGGAGTCTTTATTTAAGAAGTGAGGTGAATAATGATTTGTATGAATGGCTGGAAATGTATGTTTTATTGTGTAATGATATTGATGCACTTGAACTTGATTTAAAATATAAATGGATTGAGCGTAAAAGGTGGGCTAACAATGTAGATGGTTCTCAAGGAGATTTGGCAAAACAACAAACTTACCTTACATCAATCGAACGATTAAATAAATGTGATGAGGTGATTGAACAGTTGTATAATAGATTAGAAGAAAAAGAAAAACAAAGGCAAGAAATAATTGGAATGGTTAATAAGTTTAAAGGTATTGAAAATAAAATTTTAAAACTAAAATATATTGAAGGCATGACATTGGAGCGAGTAGCTGAAGAGTCAGGTTACAGCTATCAATACATTAAATCAAAACACGCTGAAATCATGAGGCGAATCACATTTAATAGAAATGTATAATACGTACACTACTTTTACACTACCGACATATTGATTTTATCATGGTATTCTATTAGTGTAGAAATAATAAAAAGGCAGCCAGATCACTGGTTGTCTTTTACTATTAGGAGGAATATTAATTATGAGAACTTTAGTTAGAACAACTTTGGCTGGTAACGAGTATTGGGATAATGAAGAAAAAAGAATTATCTTTGTTCCAGTTGGTGAAGCTCCAGATTTTAAAGTAACTGAAAATCCTGAATCAATGCTCCAAAAAGATTTAAAAGCAAACGTAACTGTTAATGTTGATTTATCAACTACTAAAGATTTAACAGCAATCAATGGTAAGGTAGTTGATTTGGATGATGACATCATTAGTGATGTTGTATTGGAAGATTTAAATTTAAAGCAATTGAAGGAATTTGCAGCTACAAATAAATTAACTATTCCAGCAACAATTAAGACTAAAGCAGATATTGTAAAGTTCCTAGATTCTGAATTATATGAAGATGATACAGATGAAGTATTGCCAGTTTAATGGTTGCACAAATAAAGTAAATAGAGGTGCTTATTGTGACGACCATAGGCGTGTTAGTCCTTCTAAAAAGAAGGTTAAGAACATCTATCATCATAAGAACAAATCTTTTTATCAATCTGACCCATGGAAAGATTTGAGAAGTGATGTGTATGAACGTGAAAAAGGTAAATGCCAACGATGTGGTAAGTTTGTATTCGGTCGTACAGCTCACTGTCATCATGTCATAGCAATTAAAGAGAATCCTTTGTTAAAGCTTGAAATAAATAATATTATGTTGCTTTGTCCTAAATGTCATGTGATTGTTGAGAATGAAGAAAAACCAAAAAAAGTTTTTGCTTCCTATTTTAATTCTAATCCCCCCCTATCAAAATGAATTTTATTTTCTTTTGGAGAGATAGGTAAGAGTGGAGGAACGTGCGGACTTCAAAATAAAAAATAAAAAAAGAAAAGGGGGTATAAGTATTGGCAACAAAAAAACAAAAAGAATTAATGGAAATCGTTGATGCTAAAGTAATTTCTGAAAGAGAACGCATTTTAAAAGTGATGAATAAAGCTGATATTTATACCCTCACTTTGGACTCTTTATTGGAATCTTACTTAGATACATTTGAAATTTATACAACCATGTATTTAAGGTGGCGTGAAGCTGGTTTCCCGGAAACTCAAAAATATACAAATAAAGCAAAAGCAACAAATAAATCCAAGCATCCGTTAGCCCAACAAGTTGAGACTTGGAGCGATAAGAAAATTAAAGCTTTAGAGAAATTAGGGTTAACAAATAAAAATGTTGGGAAGAAAATTGTTGGTGGTTCGTCTGCTAAAAAAGATGAGTTAGAAAAACCGATTGAAAAAGTAAAAGATGAGTTGGCAGAGCATCGTGAAAAATGGAGGAATAAAGGTTAGTCAAATCCGACTAGCCTTTTTATTATGCCAATGTAGCACTGTTGGTGGTGCAGTCGCTTATTAAGTGAAAGGTCGCTGGTTCGATTCCAGCCAAAGGCGTTTTTATTATATAAAATTTTAAAGGTGGTGGTTTTATGTGATTGAACAAGGTGTCAATTATGCTGATGAATATGCAAAAATGGTCACAAAACGTCCAAGTAAATATCCTAAGACAATCCGAGATGCGGTAAAGCGTTATAAGAAGTGGAAAAAACGTAAGGATATTTGGTTTGATGTGGATAAAGCGAATGAAGCACTTGATTTCATGGAGAGTTTTATTCGACATGTGAATGGTGATCTAGCTGGTGAGTTATTAGTTTTAGAACCGTGGCAAAAATTTGGGTATTCTCAAATCTATGGATGGCAACGAATCAATGAAAAAGGAAAAACGGTTCGGGTTATTCGTGAAGTCTATTGGCAAGTACCTAAAAAGAATGGTAAGACCCTACTTGGTGTAGGTGGTCTATCCTATTCAATGTATGGCGAGGGAGAAAAAGGAGCAGAATGTTATTGTTGTGCTTCGGATTTTGGACAAGCTCAATACGCTGCTAAACCATACGCCGCTGCTGTTATGAATAGTGAAGCTTTATTTGAGAGTTCACAAATATTTAAAGGTAAGAAAGATACAATTGAAGGAATTGTTTATAGATTTACTATTGATGGAATTTCATATACAAATAGTTTTAATGTGATGAGTAAGGCTGCAGATAAAATTGAGGGTTCAAATCCTTATTTTGTATTAAACGATGAATTACACACTCAAAAAAATATGGATCAGTACGATAATTTTCGTTCTGCTATGGTCAACCGTGACCAGCCATTAATGTTCAACATTTCAACAGCTGGTCGTGGTTCTAGTTCGGTTGGAATGCGTGTGTACAAAGAAGCAAAACAAGCACTTAAAGATGATGATGATGATTCTAAATTAGTGCTAATCTATGAACCTAACAAAAATTACGATTGGGAAGACCGTAAAGTATGGGAGATGGTTAACCCGAATATTGGGGTTTCAATTACAATGGAGTCTTTAGAAATTAAATTTAAAGAAGCTATGAAGTCTAATTTTTCTAAAGGTGAGTTTTTGGCGAAACACTTAGATGTCTTTGTAAATTCATCCGAAAGTTATTTTGACAATGAACAAATTGAACCAGCATTGGTTGATGATCTTGGAGAACTTGAAGGTGAATCATGTTGGATGGGATTAGACTTGTCAAAAACTACCGATTTAACTTGTATCACATTGAATTTTCCACAACATTTGGAAGATGGTAGGGCGATTTTAAAAGTGAAGCAAATGTACTTTATACCAAGTGACAATTTAGAAGAACGCGAACGTCAAGATAATGTTCCATACTCGGAATTAGTTGAACGTGGTTTTGTCATGTTATGTGATGGCAAGATGATTGATGAAGATATGCTTGAAGAGTATATAAAAGAATGTATGGAACTCTATGATGTACAGCAAGTAAATTATGATCCTGCTATGAGTGCAAAATTAATCGCTAAGGTTGATAACCTTGGTCTTGAATGTATTGGTGTTCCACAATATCCAAGTCTGATGAATGCACCAATTGATGATTCAGAACGACTTTTTTATAATCGTCGAATTTTTACAGATAATCCATTGTTTATTCATTGCACGTTGAATGTGGTGATGGGGGTTAATTTGGCTGGTATGAAGGCAGCCAGTAAATCAAAATCAGTAAAAAAAATTGATGGCTATATTTCTTTCATTGTTGCACATAAAGAAACGATGTATGAGATGGAAGACATAGACATCGGAAATATGGATGATTATTTAGATGAATTATATAGATAGAAAGTAGGTGAATAAAAATTGGGATTACGAGATCGCTTCTCAAATTATTTAATGAAGCAAGTTGAAAAACGAGGTTGGTTTGAAGATATTTTTAATAATTCAATTCGCTACAATGGGAGATTTGTAAATGATGAATCTATTTTAGAATCAAGTGATGTGTATGAATTGATGCAAGATATTTCTAATCAAGTTGCATTGGCTGAACCTGTTGTTATTGACCCACAAGGAAATGAAGTCAAGAATCATCAAGTGTTGAAAATATTAAAAAACCCAAATAACTATTTAACAGGTTATGAATTTTCAAAACTAGAAACGAACACATTTTTAATAAACGGTGAAGTATTTCCAATATTAAATGGTGATGAATTGCATTTAGCTGCAAACGTTTATACCGAACTTGATGATAATTTAATTGAACACTTTAAAATTAATGGCGAAGAGTTACCATCCTTTATGATTCGACATATGAAAAATATAGGAACTAATTATCAACAAGGTGTTGGTATTTTACAACTCGCTAAAAACACATTAGATGGTGTTATGAGCGCCGAAAAAGTTTTGACTGATAAGTATGTCAAAGGTGGATTACTAGCGTTTATGTTGAAATTAGATGCACATATTAACCCATCGAACGCAACTCAATCTAAACTAGTTAAACGTATATTAGATCAATTGGAATCTATTGACGATGCACATTCTGTGAAAATGATTCCCATGGGAAAAGGGTACACTATTGAAACTTTAAAAAGTCCGGTAGATGATACGGCTATTTTAAATTATTTGGGTGTATATAAAAAAGAGTTAGGTAAATATTTTGGGATAAATGTTGATACTTATCAAGCTCTTATGAAATCAGATATCGAAAGAGCAATGATGTATCTTCATAACAAGACTGTTAAATCAATATTAAAGAACAAGAGCGAGCATTACACCGCTCTTTTTTTTGACCCTAAAATTGGATATCGAGTTGAGTGGAGAATAAATATTCTTGACTTTGTAACGTATTCAACCAAAACAAACATCGCATATAACCTTGTACGAACTATGATTACGACTCCAGATGACAGTCGTAACATGCTTGGGTTTGAAAGATTGAATACAGAAGAATCTAGCAAATTATATATCAGTAAAGATTTAGTTGCTGGTACGGATTTATCTAAAGCTACTGATAAATCACTGGAAGGAGGTGAAAAAGGTGCCGGAAAAAATGACGAGGACATTTAATATATCAGAACTAAATACTCGTGAAGCCACAGATGGAAAATCAATTACTGTTGGTGGGTATGCTGCAATGTTTAATTCAAGAACAACATTGTGGGAAGGATTCGACGAAATTATTTTGACTGGAGCATTTTCAAAAACACTATCTGAAAATGGAGATGTCCGTTGCTTATTTAATCATGACTGGTCCAAAGTTTTGGGAAGAACAAAATCAGGAACGTTGCGATTATTTGAAGACGACCGAGGTTTAAAGTTTGAAGTTGATTTGCCAAATAACAGTTATGCGAATGATCTTGTCGAATCTATGGAACGTGGAGATATTAATCAATGTAGTTTTGGTTTTATTATTTCAAGAGAAGAATTGGATTGGGATTCTGACCCAATCTTAAGAACAATCTTAGAAGTTGAATTATATGAAGTTTCAGTTGTATCTATTCCAGCATACGATGATACAGAAGCATCCGTTATGCGTGGAAAACAGTTGAAAAATGATTTTGAAAGACGATTAAAAATACTAAATAAAATTAAGGGAGTTTTGCCAAATGGATAAAACATTATTAAAACAATTGAAAGCACGAAATGAAAAACGTTTAGGGGAGTTACGTGCTAAGTTAGAAAAAAATGAAGTACGTGAAGATGATATTGCAGCAGTTGAAGAGGAAGTTACTGCTTTAATTGAAGAAGTTCAAGCTCTTGCAGATGAAATTGCTAATCTTGATGATGGCGATGGAGAAGGTGACGGTTCGGGTAGCGAAAATGGTGATGGTGATGGAGAAGGCGCTGAACGTGATGGTGAAAACGGAGATGAAGGTAGTGATCCAGAAGGTGATGGTTCTGATGGAGAAAATCGTTCAGGAATGTTAACACCTGAACAGCGTGATCGAATTAGTGCTAATATTGCAGCTGGTTTAAATGTTCGTTCTCAAAATTCTAATGCTCAAATTGAAAAACGTCAACGTAGCGCATTTGCTAATTTCGTTGTTGGACGAATTTCAGAACAAGAAGCTCGTTCTTTAGGTATTGAAGCCGGGAATGGTACCGTTACAGTACCATATTTCATGAGTCGTGAAATTATTACCTATGCACAAGAAGAAAATATTATGCGTAGACTAGGTACAATAGTTTCAACAGACGAAAATATTAAATATCCTGTATTGGTTAAAAAGGCAACCGCTCAAGGACATAAAAAAGAGCGTAAAGATAATGAACCAATTCCTTCAACTGATATTGAATTTGATGAAATCGAATTAGAACCAACAGAATTTGATGCATTGGCGAAAGTAACTCAAAAATTATTAAAACGTACTGGTTTGCCTATTGAACAAATCGTTATGGATGAATTGAAAAAAGCATATGTTCGTAAAGAAATTCAATACATGATTAACGGTGATGAAGTTGGGAATGAAAATCCGGGGGCACTATCTAAAAAAGCAGTTAACTTTACAACAACTGAAAAAGTTCTATATGATGCATTGATTAAAATGAAGAATAGTGTTAAAAAAGATATTCGTAAAAAATCTCGTTGGATTTTAAATACTGCTGCATTAACTAAAATTGAAACAATGAAAACTGATGATGGATTCCCATTGTTACGTCCGTTAGATGCTCCAGTAGAAGGATGTAATTATAAATTATTAGGCTTCTTAGTTGAAGAAGAAGATGCCGTTGATAAAACAGATGCGCCGGACGTACCTGTTTTTTATTTTGGAGATTTTTCTCACTTTTATATTCAAGATGTGAATGGATCAATGGAAGTTCAAAAGCTTATTGAAAAATATGCAGATACAAATATGGTAGGATTTAAAATCTATGCATTACTCGATGCACAATTAATTTATTCTCCGTTCGAAGTTCCTGTTTATCGTTATGAATTAGTAGAAACACCCTAATGCGCCCCAAAATTTCAAGGCTGAAAATCTTACGTCAAGTTCAGTAGATTTGACGTGGGATAAGGTCGATGGGGCTAAATCATATGTAATTCACTATGGTGTAAAAGGAAGCGCAGCAGATAGAATGCATTACACTGAAACAAATTCATTCACACTTAATGATGTGATATTTAACGGAACATTAGCTGGAGTACAGCTTGATGTTTATGTACAGACCTTTAACGAAGTATTTGATGGTTCGACTGAAATTGAACAAGCAGAAAATGCTAATATTCACGGTCATGGTTCGGAGTGGTCAATTAAGTTAGAAATTAATTTTCCAACTGTGGGGGAATAATTATGACTAGCTTAGTTGATAAACTTAAATCTCATATTCAATTTGAGGAAGGCATGGATGACTCCATGCTTTCTTTTTATATTGAAAATGCTAAAGATTATGTAAAAAAAGCAACTGGTGGCGAAAAAGAATATTTAATTATTATGATTGCTGGAATCATGTTTGATTATCGAGTTTCAGAAAAAGAAATGGGAGATGCATTAGATGCCATGACTCCATTTTTTGTTTTGGAGGTGTTTGCTGATGAAGAGGATGACGAATAATCTTAATTGGAAAGCTGATTTGATGACAATATGGGAAACAACCGATCGTGATGATAGACCTATTGTTGTACGTGTGGTAAAAAGAACAATTTTTTATATTGATTTAGGTATTACAGCCCAAGAAAAATATTTATCACAGCAAGCGAAAACTGACGTTGTACGAAGAATTAAAGTGCGTTGGGATAAGAACATTACCGAGAAGTTAAACGGCATTAGAATCGCTGAAATTGACTATAATATCACACGTATCTATACGAATGTAGAAACTCGCGAAATGGAGTTGAGTTTGGCTTATGTGGATTAGTTTAAATGAGTTGGTAGATATTATTAAAAGTCTTGGTTTGCCAGTATATCGTAATAAAGCACCAAAAAATACAAAGTACCCGTACTATGTTTTTTCATATGTTGGTCAAACAGATAAAAGAGCATCGGGCCGCCTATATAAATCGTTACCACTATATCAAATTTCTTTATTTACAACTGGAACAGAATCAGATTTACTTCCAATAAGAAAAAAATTTGATGATTATCGAATTTCTTTTAGAGGTTTTCAGTCTATTCAAGGGGATGAAAATGATGAAACAGTCACAAATTTTTATACCTATGTGAGGTGTGTGGAAAGTGGCGAATAATAATAATGGGTTTCAAGAAATGTTAGACTATACGACAACATTAACCAAGGTAGATCCAATAAAAGTTACGAAAGAGTCTTTGTTAGAAGCAGCTGAATTCTTTGTCGAAAAATTATTACCGAATATTCCACAATCACTTAGAAAGACAAAGCACATGAGAGATCATATTAAAATTGAAATAAACGAAGATGTCGTTACCGTTTATTTTGAAAATACAGCTTTTTATTGGCGCTTTGTAGAAAATGGAACGAAAAATATTAAAGCTGAACATTTTGTCGAGGGAACGTGGGAACAATTTGGCAAAGAAATTGAAACAATTATGACAAAAAGTTTGTTAGAAAAAATGGAGGGATAACGATATGGGAAAGCAAGATGTATTTTATTTTGAAGGAATTGACGATGTATTATTCGCAATGATGAAAACACCTGATTCAGTGGGTGTTCCACCGACTTACGATGAGATTATACGTTTACCAATTGCAACTAAATTAGCGATTAAAGGAAATGGAAGCACATTAGAAAAATGGGCTTCAAGTAAAATGTTCCGCCGAGTGAGTCGAGAAACAAAGCATGAAATTGGTTTAGATCATGTTGGAATTCCAGTTGAATTGATGGATGAATTAAAAGGGTTATTGGCAACTCATGGTGTGACATTCGGAACAAGTAAATCAAGTGAAATGCCTTATTTTGGATTTGGATTTATTGGGAACGTTGAGGGTGGAGGTAAAAAAGCAGTTTGGTACCCAAGAGCTCAATTATCAAATGTTGTCGATGAAGAATACACGACAGCAGAAGATGAGACTAAAATTGATGATGTTACTGCGAATCTTGTAGCAACTGGATTAACGTATAACAGTGTCATTTATGCTTCATTTGATTCAAATAGAGACAGTGCAGATATTACAGTAGACCAATTTATTTCAACTCCAATATTTGAAGAAAGCCAATTAGATGCATTAGTGGTTCCTGAAGTTATTAAATTAGCAAAAAATGAGGGGGAAAAATAATGGCAAAGTTATCTGACTTAGTCCGAATTGATGGTGGAGAAAATAGCGGAAGTATCTTGATTCAAAACCAAAGAATCCCGGTTGTTTTTTCTGTTGAATGTATGGAGCATATTGGTGATGTATATGGGGCAGATTATGCTGTATTTGAGCGTGATATGAATAAGATGTTGACAGCTGCTAATGGAAAATTGCGAGTAACGAAAGAAAATTTAAAAATTATTCGAGCATTAATTTATGGAATGGTGCGATCTGGTGGAACAGAATGTACTCCAGATGAATTATACAGTAGTATTCCATTCAATCAGCTGACTGCAATTTATAGTGAATGTATGGGGATTTTCACAAATCAAGCTTTTCAAGAGGAAGATTTAAAAAAATCAGTGAAGCCACAAGATTTTCAAACAAGCAAACGAACAGAAAAAAGCAAAAAAAGAAAGAAAAAAAGTCCGAGGTTGTTTTAGAAACACCTTGGGATTTTTATGTTTACGTTGCAATTACGTTGCTTGGGTGGGACTATGAATTCTTTTTAAAAGCGACACCAAACTTGTGGCTTAAAAGCTATATCAATTGGTTAAAAGCCAATACTGAATTTGAAGAAAAACAAACATTAACATTAGATCAAAGTCCTTGGTGGTAGAAACGAGGTGAAATGATGGCGAAAGCTAAAGAGTCCGATGTCGTTTTGAATTTCAAAATGGACGGACAAGTTCAATATGCACAAACAATTAAAGAAATTAATCAAGTCATGAACACTGCAGCAAGTGAATATAAAAATCAACTTGCTGCTATGGGGAAAGATGCGACTCAAACCGAAAAATTAACTGCTGCAAAAAAGAAACTTGAAATACAACTTGAAGGTGCTGAAAAACGTTCAAAGCAATTAAGAGATGAATATGAAAAATCAGTTAAAGAAACAGGGGCATACTCGGAACAGTCAAAAAAATTATACAAACAACTCCAAGATTCAGAAACAGGAGAGCATAAATTACGTGAAGCATTAAATAACACGAATGAAGCTCTTAGGGAGCAAGGCGATGTATCTATTGATACAGCCAAAAAAATAGCAAAAATTGAAGAGGCTGGAGAAAAGGTAAAAGGTGTAGGAGCTGGGATGACTGCGGGTATTACAGCTCCTATTTTAGCGATTGGTGCCGCTGGTTTGAATGCATTTGGTACGGTTGATGAGGCTATGGATACAATCATAGTCAAAACAGGAGCAACAGGAGATGCCGCCGATAACCTAACAGATTCTTTTGAAAAAGTAGCGGGTAACACTCATTTAGAAATTCAAACCGTTGGTGAGGCAATTGGTGAAGTGAATACCCAGTTTGGTTTTTTAGACGAACAACTTGAAAGTAGCACAGATTATATGCTTAAATTTGCAGAAATCAATGGAACTGATGTTTCGCAGTCAGCAATTAATGCAAAAAAAGCAATTGAAGCTTATGGATTATCAAATGAAGATTTAAATATGGTTTTGGATACAACTACAAAGGCAGCACAAGATACAGGTCAATCTGTAGATACGTTGTTCGAACGTGCAGTTGCTGGAGCACCTCAAATTAAGCAACTTGGTTTGAGTTTTGGTGAAGGTGTTACTTTAATGGGGCAGTTTGAAAAACAAGGTGTAGATTCAAGTGCTGCATTAGGCAGCATGTCTAAGGCTACAGCTGTTTATGCAAAAGAAGGAAAAACATTGAGCCAAGGTATGGGAGAATTACAAGGCAAAATAAAAGGTGCTACAAGCGAAACAGAAGCAATCAATCTTGCGGGTGAAGTGTTTGGAAATAGAGGTGGTGCCAAAATGGCAGATGCTATCCGTCGTGGTGTATTTAATTTAGAAGATTTAGCTGCCACAGCAGAGGGTAGTGTCGGTGTTGTTGGTGATACCTTTGAAGCAACACAAGACCCTATTGATAAAGCACAGCAAGCAATGAATCAAGCCACATTGACATTAGCTGATGTTGGCGCAGCAGTGCAAATAGCCCTGTTGCCAACATTTGAAAAGGCAATTGAATTGCTTGGTAAATTCAAAGAATGGTTTACTAGCCTTTCACCAGAAACACAACAATTTATTGTTAAAATTGCGCTTGTTGCAGCTGCAATTGGCCCATTGCTTTTTGTTCTTGGAAGCGTGATGGGATCTGTAACAAAAATTGTAACGGGAGTAAAAACCTTTATGAATGTATTTAAAGGGTTGCGACTCTTGATGGCAGCTAATCCTTTTACTTTACTGATTATTGCAATTGTTGCCTTAATAGCAATTTTTGTTTTAGCGTATACAAAAGTAAAATGGTTTAGAGACGGTGTAAATGCCTTTTTAAATGGAATAAAAGATGTAGGGATTCAAGTATTTAATTTTCTAGCTGGTTTTATTGGAAATTCTTTTGGTGGAATCATAGCCAATTTTGAGAATATGCTAGCTGCAGTTAAGCGGATATTTGGTGGAATTATTGATTTCATTACGGGAGTATTTACAGGGAACTGGTCGCAAGCTTGGCAAGGAGTTAAAGATATATTTGGTGGGATTATGGACGGAATCGCAGCTGGTGTAAAAGCACCTATTAATGCGATGATTAGTCTTATTAATAGTTTCATTGGTGGAATAAGCAATATTAAAATACCGAAGTGGGTTCCTGAAATTGGAGGGAAAGGGTTTAATATTCCTCAAATTCCCTATCTTGCGACAGGTGGCCATATGCTGAACGGTCAAGCAATTGTTGGTGAGGCTGGACCTGAGTTATTAACAAATAAAGGCGGTAAAACAACCGTAACCCCATTATCTGATGAAGAAAAAAGAAAAGGTATCGGTGGGAAAATCGGTGGTGGAACGATTGAACAAACAATCAATATTCAAAATGTTAACACTAGTTCGGTGAATGAAATGAATTCAATGAACAGACAAATAAAAAGAGCATCTGAAATAGCTATATCTGGAATGAGGGGGTGATTAAGTTTTGGAATTACTAGAAAAAGATACACCAAATTTTATTTTTAACAATGCGAATGCATTAGTAGATTACGGTTGTATCATTGAAAATGAATTACCAGAAATTACAGCACAGCCAAATATTTCTGTAAAAAAAATTCCAGCTCGAAGTCGTGAACTTCATATTTGGCATAATGACTATCTTTCTTATGATTTGCCAGTAAAAGATATCACGATTCCTTATGAAAATTTTAATGACGTGATACGTTGGTTAAGAGGTTCCGGAAAATTAATCACTCATAACGATCCAGACAAATATCGAGATGTATTTGTTTCTATTTCAAAAGAACAGACTTATGAAAATGAGTGGGGTGTATTTTATACATTCGATGTAACCTTTGAGTGTCAACCGTTCAAGAAAAAGATTTATGAAGAGCCAACAGAGTTAGACAAAGGTGAAAATATTATTGTAGACAACGGAATGGAACCGTCCAGTCCTTATTTTGAATTCACTTCAACAGGTGGAGATATTACGATTACGATAGAAAATAAATTTTTTAAATTATTAGCCACTAAAGCTGGACCTATCACACTTGATTGTGAAATGGGTTTAGCTATTTTTGATGGCTCAATTGTAAAAACTCAAGGCGATTACCCTAAACTACATCCTGGAGAAAATTCGATTATCTTGGATGGAGCATTTTCAAGTGCAACAATTTTAAAAAGGAGTGTGTGGTTGTGAATCATATTTATTTATATGATGAATTCGAAAAAGATTTCAATCATAACGGAATGACAATGATAGATTTTGAGGATGAACCAACCATCCACAGAGCTATCAATGGCATTTTTTTGCTAGAAGGCATTTATCAAATCGGTGGTCAACATCATGAACACATAAAAAAAGGGGCAATCCTTAGTGCAATGTGTCCCGACAGAACTCGTCAACTTTTTAGAATAAAAAATCCTGAAAAGACAATCACAAGTATCTCGTTTACTGCGGATCATATCGCTTTTGATGCAAACCGAAATTTTGTAGAAAGTTATTTTGAAGCAAATGGAAGTGGTAGCAAAATAATGGCTGGAATTGAGGGGGCGTTGACATTTCCACAACGCTTTAACTACTCGTCAAATATTACAACGACACACCAATTTACGATTAATGAAAATTATCCAATAGATTCTATTATTGGTCAAAACAATGGAGGTCAAAATTTAGTTGGCGTTACTGGTGGCGAATTGGAAATGGATAACTTCAATATTCGGTTATTGGATAAATTAGGTAGTGACCGTGGTTTTCGTTTTGATTGGGGAATTAACCTAGAAAATATCAAAGAAACAGTGAGTGAACAAATTCCGGTTAATAGCCTTTATCTGATTGGAGCGGTTCCGGAAGTTGAAAACTATGAGGAAGAGCAAGAACCGATTGTCGTTAAATATTTGGAGACAGAGGGCGTTACGGCTGAAAATAGGGTAATTGGAAAGCGAGAAAATTCCGAAGCTAAAACAGTGGAAGAGTTAAAAGCATGGGGCCAGTCATTATTTGATAAAGACCGTATTCATGAACCTAAAGTATCACATGAGATTTCTATTATTGATTTAGCGAATACAATGGAGTATAAGGAGTTTTCTAACTTGGTTGAACTTCAACTAGGAGACACCATTCACGGCACACTACAGGAACAGAATATCACTGTACAAGAGCGAATGATTGAATACACTTATTTCTCTCGATTATCAGAATATGTGACGATGACACTTGGAAATGATTTAGGCTTTTATTCAAGTAGTGTACAAAATGAATTAACTCAAATCGTGAGCGACATGGAAACACGTACAAATATTTTAGTTGAAAAAATTATCAATGCAACGAATTTGATAACAGGAACAAATGGTGGATATGTTCGTTTTAGACCGAAAAATAACCCTAGCGAAATCCTAATCATGGATACGGACAATGTGAACACAGCGAAAAATGTCTGGCGGTGGAACTTAGGCGGTTTAGGTCACTCGAAAAATGGAGTTAATGGACCATTTCCAACTGCAATGACCAGTGATGGTCAAATTGTAGCGGATATTATTACAGCTGGAAGATTTAATGCTGAAATGTTAAGAGTTGGCTTCAATGGAATAGGTGACACCTTGGAACTAGTCAATAATGCTTTGTTAATTAAGAACGCTGGAACTAAAATCATGGAATTAACAAAACAAGGTATGCAGTTTTGGAATGGAGCTAGATCAGTGGGAACAATCGGAACTTTTGGCGATTTATTCTCATGGACGGCATCTGAAACTGGTTGGAGTAATGAGTTGTTGAATATTTTTCTAAACGCTCAAGGAAAAGCGATTCAAATATCAGCTAAAAAAGATGAAGGTATCCAATTACTACCAAATGGTCAGATAAATATTAAGGGAGATACCATACATCAAGGTGATTTTGGTGTTGGTGGAACAATAAGAACAAGTAGATTGTTTGTTGGTAACCAAGAAATCACAGGTGGTAATGGTGGAGGTACAGGAGTACCGCCAAGTTTAACTACCGAACAAGAAAAGAATGCATGGCAAGTCTGGAGTACCTTAAAAGGTAATGGGTGGACGGAGCAATCTGTTGCTGGAGTTCTTGGAAACATGCAAGGTGAATCTGGAATCATGCCAGATAAAGATGAGGTTGGAGGTGGTACTGGTTATGGTCTAGTTCAATGGACGTCACCACAAGGTATTCCCGGACGTCAATATGTTCAACAAAAATTAGCTGCTGCTGGAATACCTGGAGACTACAGAACTGTAGCAGTTCAATTGAAGCTGTTAGAGTGGGACATGGACAATGGGCAATATATCCCAACTAGTTCTTATCCTTATAGTGCCGCTCAATTTAGAAAATTAACAGATATTGCAACAGCTGCAAGAGCGTTTGAACGAAACTTTGAGCGTCCGGAAAACTTACATCCAGAGCGTGTTGGTTATGCACAAAATTGGTACAACAAGTTACATGGATTAACCGGAGGAACATTTGGTATTCCAGTACCAGTCCCTTATTATGTGTCATCGCCTTATGGTCAACGTGAAGGTGAATTTCATAAAGGGATTGACTTTGCAGCAGCTGAAAATACGCCGATTTATGCATCTGATGCTGGAAGAGTCGTCCATGCTTCGTTTAACAATGGCGGTTTTGGTTATTACGTTTGTATCGAGCATAACAATGGGTTATTCACAGGTTATGCACATATGAATAACACCATGGTAAGTGTAGGACAACAGGTTTCTAAAGGTCAACAAGTTGGCTTAATGGGAAATACTGGAGCAAGTCAAGGCGTTCATTTACATTTTAATGTTAGTGACGGTTTGTTTGGGAATTATCGTGATCCAGCTCCACTTTTAGGAATATAGAAAGAGGTGAAATAATTGATTGATTATCCAGTGAGATTAAGCACTACCGAACCAAACAATCCGGTCGGTGTCTTGAAAATCAGACAAGATGATAATGGAACACAGAAAATTGTGGCTAGAATTACAACAAATAGTAAACCACAAGACTTAACAGGATTAGAAGTTGCTTTTAATATGCGAACAACAGATGGAAATGTTGTCATTGAAAAAGCAGTAATAAAGGATGTAAAACTTGGAATAATTGAATATGTAGTGAGTGGTTTTGCGACAAAAAAGGCTGGAAGAAATACTGCATATTTCACTTTCTTTATTGGAGAAGATGAACAATTTTCAACTAAAGATTTTTCTTATTTTGTTACTAATTCAGTCACTAGCGAAGGGATTAGAGGATGTGACTACATTTGGAAATTTGAGGATTTATTAGAGTTTGTAACAGATTTAGCGAATCAATCGCAAATTCAATTAAATAAATTAACTTCTGACGTTGAGGTGATTCAAAAGCAAATAGATGATATGTTTGCTTTAATTGCAGCACAAGGTGTTTTGACTGCGGACGAAGTCAGACAGTTGATGATAAACTTCATGAGTGGTGAAGATATAGAATTGACAGTAACAAGTGACTTTAATACGCTGCCTAAGGTAATGGGTAGCATTGTAGAAAACGGAAATATAGCAAGACGTTATGTAGGAGCAGCTATTCCACCATCGCCACCAACTGGATTCGAATATGGAACACAAGCAGCATACGATGCAATAAAAAAACTAGAAGGAACTTTATCAACACAATCCACTTATCCAGGGGTAAATGCCTTAATTCCGTGGCATGTCATTCAATTTAACGTTTTATGGATTCTAGAACAAAACTTTCCTTCACTATTTAAAAACGCTACGACAATTGCTGAGAAAGTAGCGATAGTACAAAACAAAATAAGCGCAATGACTTATACGATTAATGGTAAAGGTTCAGGACCAAGCTCTACATCAACTACAATGGCTGTTTGGCAAAATACAATATGGACTGGAAATGTGACTAAGACTGGTACGATGATACAAGAATTTAAACATACGCCTTCTCAATACTCTAATAAAATTGATTCAAATGGTTTAGTAAACTTAATATTTTATAGTGCTGCATCTGACGAAACAACTGCAAGCTCAGTATCAATTGATTATGCAAGTATTGATCTAACAGTTAAATTTAATATTAATGACTTTATTGTAACTAAAGATGTTCTTAACGAAAGAGGCATAGTAAGTGTTAAAGATTTCGGAGCAGTAGGAAACGGAGTGGCAAATGATACTGTTGCTATTCAAAAAGCAATACAATTCTTAAGCTTGCTTGGGGGTGGCGATGTGATTTTCCCTAGCGGAACCTATATGGTTAAAGATTATCTGTTTGCTAAATCAAATGTAAACTTAATAGGTCATAACGCAACATTTGTCTATACAGATACCCTGACGGGCGCAGATACGTTAGGTATTGTTTACCTTAGCAATTCGACAGGATACGGAGGAGGTATTACTAATGTGCTTGTTGAAGGGATACGATTTAAGGGTGATTTTTCAAAGAATGACAAAGGATATATACAAGCGATGCACCACGCATCTAATATCACTTATCGGAATTGTACTTTTGAAGAAGTGCTAACACGTAATCATATATTCGACCTGTGCGGAAGTGAGAATATCACAATTGATAATTGTACTTTCATTGGCTTCAATCCAGTTTCAGGACGTGAATATGTAGAGGCGATACAGACCGATTACAGTTGGTACGCTGGTCTTAGTTATAAAAATGAAAGTGAGCGAAATGTAGTTGATGGATTGCCTACTAGAAATGTAAGAGTAATAAATTGTAGATTCCTTCCAGTTTACAATGCAGATAAAACGATTAAGTATGTAGCACCTAACCCGCTAGGGACTCATAGTCAAATTGGTGAAATCATGATGGAAAATATTACATTTTCTAACAATACGGTCATTGATGGATACACTGGCGTAGAAGCAAAAGGGCTCATCACTTTTTACGGAATTTCTAATCTAGTGATTGAAAACAATCTTTTCACACGAACTAGAGATACTGCCGTGAATAATAATCAAGCGATTAATGTATTGATGATACGCGAAGTAGTTAACCCAGCTGATGTAAAATTAAATTCGCCATCTACAATTACAATGACAAAAGGTTATATAAATAATATTAGAATCGACAATAACGAATTTTCGAACTTTACGACTACCGGAAATAAAGATTTAATCGAAATTTCAGGTATGAATAAGGTAATTGATAGCAAAATTGGAACGGCAATTTATAATGCAGAGGGGATTATCTTAACGAGGAACAAATTTGAAAATAATTATCCCGCTTCAGCAAATCCTACTTCTCAAAAATACGGAAGAGGATCTATCAATGTAAAAGTGTGTTACTCAATTATTACAGGTAATACATTTAAAAAATGCCTACGTGCTGTTAACTGCGATTTTGGGAAAATTACCATATCAAATAATGATGTTTCAGATGTTTTTTATGTTCCAATTGTAGTGAGTAGTGCAATAAGTGATATATCATCTAACCTATTTAATTATGTAATTGGCGGAATATATATTACGTTTTATTCAGTGTCAGATCCTTCAAATTCAACAATTTCTAATAATGTATTTTATAGTATTTATCCTAATGATTTAGGGTTTCCTACCGATTATGCAGGTGCGACAATTTCTACAATCGGTTCTGGTAAGGTGTCGATAAACGGGAATTTATTAACAGGAAATAGCCAAGTAGCAAACGGAATTAGAACAAACAATTTTAATGGAAAAGGTATAGCTGCAAATAATGTTGTCTCAGGGTATGTTACACAACTTAATTTAGGCTCTAATGTAACAAATGCAAATAACGTTATATAAAAAAGAGAACAAACTTTGCAAAATATTTTGTAGAGGAGCGGTTTATTTCTCTAGGAAAATCGATTAAAAATTACTAATGAAAAGGTGAGGAACAAATGCAGAATATTTGGAATGTAGTAGTAACATTTTTATTTGGAGGTAGTGTGACTTTGCTAGGTTTGTACAGTTTAGTCGTTGGTATTGATATCACTACAGGATATATCAAAGGTTTAAGAGAGCATAATTGGCGCTCTGCGTTAAATATTGAAGGTTTAGGAGTAAAGTTTATTTCTTATATGGCTGTGATAAGCGCTGCTGTCATTGACCAATTGGCTGTATTAATCGGCGTTGTATTACCAGTAAATGTAGCTTTTTGGGCATGTTTCTTTTTAATCGCATATGAGTTGGGAAGTATTTTAGAAAACTTAGGACAGTTAGGTGTAAATGTAGGATTTATTAAAAAGTATTTAGGTGTGTTGAGAGATAGTGCAGAAATTAAGGAGGATGATAAAAATGAGTAATATGTTCTTAAATGAAATCAAAGCAGGGTGTTTATCTTTATGGAAGTTATACGGTATTCTTCCTTCCGTAGCAGCAGCACAAGCAGCACTAGAATCTGGTTGGGGAAGTAGTTCGTTGGCCGCTAAATACAATAACTTATTTGGTATTAAAGGAGCTGGGGTATCATTGCCAACGACTGAATATTATGATGGAAAAACACCGATTGGGATTGTTGATAGTTTTCGTGTTTATCCAAACTGGAACACATCAATTTTGGATTATGGAGCATTTCTTACTAACTATGGGAATAAACCTAACCGCTATGACGGAGCAATTGGATTACGTGATTCAACTGCACAAATCACCGCAATTTGGAAAGCTGGTTACGCAACTGATCCGCAGTATGTTGCTAAAATAGTAGCTACTATTAATGCAAATAACCTTAGTGAGTGGGACAACGAGATTTTGAATAGTAGTTCAAATTCAAACAATATTGGTACAAATACTAATCAAATTAAAGTAATTGGTTTAGCTGATGATACTAAACGGCTAAATGTACCGAAATTCCAACAAAAATATGCCAGTATCTATTTAGCTAACAAGATTCATGGATTTGCTAAAGGCGGAATTGAACTTAACAGCAT